AGAAGATTGCTAATGGAACCTTCAAGACCATTTGGGAACCAATATCTGACAATTTGTCCATCGGCGAAGAGGGCTCAAACTATTCCGTGAACATTAACGGAAATTTGTATGAGGCAATACGCACTCGACTGCGATTTAAGGACAGCGCACCTTTCGTGTCTGATGTAGAAAGAATGTTGAAGGAGGCAAAACATCCTAACCATATTAAAGATGCACCAATACTATTCAAGTGCTTCAATGACGATATTATCATACGTCCAAACATGGTTAAGACTGGGATGTTTCCTGTCACATACCAAGCCATCCCAAAACAATTAGGCTTAACTACAGAAGACGCCAAGATGCCAGGCCAGGTTGTAACAACACCATTAACATCACAACCTGCCCTATTTGCGACGAAGGGGTACAATGCAGACCTAGCCTGCATTGAAGGTAGGATAGACGCTGTCAAGAACGTAAAGCGCTTCCCACCAAAATATCGCAAATACGCAGACGAATTCGTTCAACGGCTGATACCACAACATCTGGTAGGAACGGGTGTACCATTATCGATCGGTGAAGTAAGAGAATCCCAAGATAAGAAAGCTCAGCGGGGACGCTTTGATCAAGTTGCCCCAATGATGTCTACACATACAGACAATAAAATCAAGGCTTTCATCAAAACGGAGACTTATGGCTCGGCAAAGCCACCGCGTAACATCTCTACGATGTCTCCAGAAATTACCATCCAATCATCAGCGTTTAGTTTACCTATGGCTACAGTACTAAAACAACATCACTGGTACTGTCCAGGTAAGCCTCCACGCCGTATTGTCGAACGCTTGGAGGAAGTCATACTCATGGAGCCTGAAGAGGATCTAGAGGAGGGCGACTACACGTGTTTGGATGGAACGCAGAGTCCGGATTATTCAAATCTCCTTTTGTTACCATCATACATGCGCTACTACGCACCTGAACATCGTGCTGAGTTTAGACGCTTGTATAAGGAGATATACAAGAATAAGGCAAC